GTTCGGGTAACTAATAAAAGTAAAACCTATATTGTTGAAAGGAGGCATGAAGGTGAACTCTATCGAGTGACAATTGGCAAAACTACCGATATTCCTGCAACAAATGCTCGAGCAAAAGCTCAGATGATTCTGGCGAAAATTTCAAACAATGAATATGAAAAGCCTATCAAATTAAAGAATGTTGCTAATCCTTTAGATATTACAGTGAATGAAGCCCTTCAAATTTATATTGATAGAAATGACTTTAGACCAAAAACAATTAGGCAGTACCGTAAGTACTTTGATTTATATTTGGGGTGGGGCAATAAAAAGCTTTTCCAGATATCTAAGCAAGAAGTATTGGATCGATTTATTGAGGTATCAGAAGTAAGTGAGTCGTCAGCAAATGGTGCTGTATCTCTTTTAGGTACCTTATGGAAGTATATTCATGTTCTTTATTCAACAGATGAGAACCCGATCCTTAAAAGTAATCCAGTTGACATTATTTCCGCAACAAGAGGTTGGAATAAAATAGCAAGTAGGGATAGACATCTCCATAAAGACATCATTCACAAATATTACAATGCGGTGCTTCATTATGAAGATGAGTTAAATCTGGAAAATACTGCTAGGTCAAACACGCATCGGGATATCGTATTGATGTGCATGTATACGGGATGCCGTAAACAGGAGGCATGTTGTCTAAAGTGGGCTGATGTAGATATTAAAAATGGTACCTTAACTTTTAGAGATACCAAAAATGGTTCAGATCATACTTTTCCTATTGGTGATCATCTACACAGTATTTTGCGTGAACGTTGGTTATTAAGAGAAAACGATTGGGTTTTCCCAGCTACTAAGATGCCTACTTCGTGGAATATGCATGCGACTAAGGTAGATACATTATTGAATAGAGTGGGTAAAGAAGTTGACTATTACGTTTCAATGCATGATTTCCGCCGTACATTTGCCACTATATGCAACCTTTTAAGATTTAATATTTATGTGACAAAAAGACTTCTTAATCACACGGCTAAACCAAGAATTGATGTGACAGGTGGATATGTTCAAATTCCAGATGAGGAATTAAGAGCTTCAATGAACATGATTGAAGCGGTGTATCAAGGCAAGATTGATTGCTTTAATTACCAATCTGTTTGGGCAGAAAGATTAAAAGAAATAAAGGCGGTTTAACCGCCTTAAACTGTTGCAAGCTGTGCTGTATTAAGCACAGTCTTGCTTTGCTCATATTTCAAAACGTCTTTCTTTTTATATGAAACACGTCTCCCAATTTTCGAGAAAGGCAGTGATGATTGATCACAACGCATTCTAGCTAATGTCCAAGGCGAGCAATCTAAATAAAGTGCTACAACCTCTTGAGGAAACTTCTGTTCTTCATTAGCCATTATGAAGCGATCCAAATATTCTTGTTGCTCTGCATCAGATAGATTTCTCAGATCTTTTAACATTTACTCCTCCTTACTTTCCGCTTTAACTTCTAATTGAGTACCCTCATAGGTGCCGTCACCCCCACAATTCAGACAATGTGTATACATGCCTAAACCATCCCCATCAGGACAGAAGTTTTCAGGTAATGACTCGTTTAGAAATACGGTGCCCCCAATTGGCTTTGTGTGAATATGAGGGGCAAGACCGTAATAGGGGTAAATGCATTCACCATTTCCATCATCACAAAAATCACATGTTTTAACTTTTACTTCACTCATCCATTAGCTCCTCAACTCATTACGTTCTTTCTTCAATTGACGCAAAAGGTTGTGAAGAGTAACGGTTACAGCTTTATCTAAACTTTTAGTTGAATGGAATTCGGCTAGCTGAGAAAGCGCTAAACCAAAAATGTGATATGCAAAAACTTTTGCAGCTTCCGGATTGTTTTTGATAAGCTCCTCAGTACTTGGACAAATGATTTCTTCAAAAATATGAAGAGCCACCTGATCCGGAGTACCTTCAATACGGCTAGGGTTCAAATTAACTTCACCAATAACCTTACTCATTAGCAGCTCCAGATACGTTTGGCACACTATGAAAATGCATCCAGTGTGAAGGCGGATCATTATGATAATTTGCCCATACACTATTTAAATCTTCATCAATAGTCATATAGTCTTGTTCGGGGGTAACATCAGGTGCATCAGCCCAACAAATAAGTACCATTATGTCAGTAGGTGGCCATTCATCATCCACGCTGATCCAAGTTGGCAACACCTGAGCACTGGCGTCATTCCATGCGGCATCCCAAATCAACCAAGCTTCATGACGAGGACTAGTTGGTAAATATCTGTGTCCTGTTAGTGCCTCTTGTCTATCTAGTTGACGTTTTAAACTTTCATAACTGCAATTACATTCTTTGGCATGAAATCTTTCAAAAGCTTCTCTTTTTTTATTTAGATCAATCATTACCTAAGCCCTCAAATATTCTTCTTTAGTCCACTCAACAAACTCTTTATAAAGCTGCTGGGCAGGTTTATTTAACCGGTTGTGATAGTCGATCGTTATGCGCCGCCAAGCTACAGGTACCGCATAATGCTTGGTTAGAAACATTGCTTGATCCATGCCTTGCCGGACTATTACGTAGCCCAGCAATTGCAAGTAGTACATAAAACCAAGCATGTGTTTTTGGCTCACTTTCTTGTACTGATCTTTCATGTTAGAAACCGTCCACTAATAAATAATCAGGGGTAGATTCTTGTTGAGTAGGTGTAGGATTCTCTAATTCATAGCGGCGTTTTCTCACATACCCCATTAGCTTCGGTTGAATCTGCGGATCTCGTGCAGCCACGTCTATTTCCAAAGCATCTAGCGTTGTAAGGTCTGGTGCAGTTTGGATTTGAACCATTAAAGAGGGTGGCTCATTAGCAGATGCCTTTTCTTTTTCTAGCTCTTCAAGACGTTTGTGAGTGGCGAGAAGGATAGGCTTCATTTGTTCGTCATCCCATGTGCGGGTATAACGATAAACCGCATTTACTTCTGCAGGTGTTTTTGACTCTTTTACACGCTGTAGAAGAGTATCTAGGGTTTGCTGATATTCTGGATCTACTTTAGGCTCGTTAGTTTCTGGAACTAATAGATCCTCGGATGATGAAACATAAGGCCCCTCAGTAACAACAATTGCACTATCGAGATCCTCTTTTAAATCTTTAGTAGGCTCTTCAATTACTGTTTTTTCAGTATTAACCTGAGGTGATTTCTCAACTTCATTTTCTAAAGGCTTTTCTTCTTCAACTTCATCAGTTGGCTTGTTCAGAAGTTTGAGCATATCTTCAGCAAACTCACCACCACTGACTTTAATAATCGCGCAGCAATGAGCAAAAGCATTATCAAAACTTGAGTGGACTTGGCCATGCTGAAGCATGCGTAATTGTCCTTTTGAACCATTCCACTTAAACTGCTGCACACCTAATTCAACAGTTGGACTTGGGTAAGAGCAAGTAGAACCTTTAGCAGGCGCTTCTTTTAATGGTTCAGGTACCTCAAATTCGCCAATAAAAATAGTTCTAGGCTTTAATTGAAATTCGAATTTATCAAAAACATCAAAGCCAAAGTCATAAGGGTTAAATGGCTCCCAGCCATTACGCTCAGTATTATTTACTAAAAGTAATTCACCGTTGGCCCAAGCAAGTTTAGCTTCAACTTTATTTAGTATTTTCATGCTGTCATCCCCGTTTTAGCTAATGTTTCAATGTCTTGTTTAACTGCTGGTAGTTTTGCCTCTTCAATTTGGATAAGGGCATCTATGCCGAAGTGTTCACAAACTGTTTTCACGTCTAGGCCGCGTTCAGCTATGAAGTTTTGAAGTTCATCTCTTTGTTGATCTGAGATACCGTTAAATTCTGGTGGACTAATCCAAGTGCCACGTTGCTTATCAAACGTGCAATTCAATGCTTTAGCTCTCATTAACATTGTTTGGCGCATGTTCTGGTAATACATGTGTTCTTTATCAAGCGACTCAGTTAATTGATTAAGGTCACCTGCATGCTCAGCTTCTTCACAGCTTTGTTTCCAGTTTTCTAGCTCTTCTTGGGCTTTAGCTGCTGCAAGTTGTGCAGGCGTTAAGGTGTTAATGTGATCTTTAGCTTGAGTAATCAGGTCAGCCAAGAAAGTAGGGTGTGCTTTAAGATCAGGCACCCATACTTCACCGGTTTCACCGCCTAAAGCACCTGAGTTTTTCGCATGATGTGTAGGCGAAGGTTTGAAATTAATAACGCGGGCATTTTTACCTTCACCAGTAGTAACAGTTGTTAGATAACCCATGACATCTGCAATACGGTAAAGCTCGTTACGGTTTTTACCACCTAGATCTGGTCGGTAAATAATTTGATCACCGTTTTGATCTTCTGATGCGTGTGCAATGAAAACAACATCTTTACCTAAACTGATCAAAGTATTGATGTATTGCTTAAAAGTTTGGTTCGCTAAACCTTGAGCCTTTAACTTTAAAGAGCCATCTTTTTGACGGTTATTAGCAGTTAGCAATAGATGGGTTTTAATGCATTCAAGCATTGCACCCACGGTATCAATGACTACGGTTTTATATGGTGCTAAGTCCTGCGGAGTAAGGTTTGCAACATCACTCCATTGTTGAACCTGTACAACCGCACCTCGACGTAATTCACCAGTACGGTGAGCACCACGGTCAAAGTCAAAAGAAATTGCTTTTTCCGCAGTAAAGCCCATCGATGATTTACCTAAACCCGGATCCGCGTATAGGTACACAATAATTGCTTGAACCAATAAAGTTTGGTCAGCAGTAATAATCGGTAGAGCCATTTTATTATCCTTATCTTGAGCCAGTGAAGCCGCGCTTAGTTTTATAAGCTTTGCGGTCACGTGTAGGGATGTTTGTTTCACGTAGCTTTATTGCGAGCTGCTTTCTGCGTTGGAAGTCGATTTCTTGTGTGAGTTCATTCCAAACTTTTGGATAGTCAGTTTGGAACTTTTCAACGTCCAAAGGTGTCTTAACTGAGTCCTTCACCTTGTAAAGAACTGAGCCATTAGCATTAGATGCGTACACTTGCCAGCCAATGCGGACAGAGTAGAGGCCCTTATCATCACGGCCTAAAAATGACTTGTAGCCGTCAGGGTGTTTTTTGAAATTAGTCATCTTTAAGCCTCCAACAACTTGTTACGTTCGATGAAGCCTTTTAGAAGGCCATTGATGTTTCGGATGTCTTCAAATTCGGTGAAATCGTTATATGACTTACCATTAACATCAGTAATTTCATTTACTGTGAGTTGAGTAATTTCAACAGCAGTGAATTCAGAACCCGGAACGCCGTAACTGTCTGGATGGGCTTCAAAATCAAAGCTAACGTTTAAACGGAAACTATCTAATTTGATTACGGCAACGCCAGAATGTTTACCTGTGATTTTCGCGGTTAAAACGCCGTAAGTACTTGGTTGAGTTTTAGGTGTAAAAAGAGTAGGTGCTTCTTTTGTTTGGAAAGCTGGTTGCAATTGGCAAGCAACTAAAGAACCACCAGAGATTGCAAGAGCAGCCATGCTGACAAATGCAAATGAGTTGAATGAGTTAACTTTTACGTTCATAATTGATCTCGCAGTTTGAAAAAGCACATCAGATTTAGCGGTCGGTGTGCTTTTTTTGTTGTCTGTGAGATAATGATGAACCAAAAGTTCAGTTATGTAAAGAACCAAAAGTACATTTTTATAAACTAATAATTCTTTTAAATTATTTTTTACAAAAGAAAACCCACCATTAAGGTGGGTTTCGGTTCATTTTAATATTATCTTCTAACTCTTCGGCCTTCTGCTTTCCACCAGTATTGACCGACAATTTGTATATTATCTGCCTCTATCCGAGCGGGTGAATAGTATTCATCGGGAAAACGTACTTTATCAGGATTCCGTGAAACAGCTTTAAAGCCTCCTTTCCCCATTTCATCCCAATCAAATAAAATCTTAACTTTTAATTCATCACCTTTTAAAAAGGCATAGATCTCACCGTCATATATCTTCTTTGCTGAGGTGTCGATTGATATTCTTTGACCAGGATAAAGGTCTGGAACCATACTTTCACCATCAACTATAAATACTTTTGCATATTCAGGTTTTACATCATATTTTCTTAATTCATTTATTGGGAATAACATTTTTACTGCACTTGGTTGTTCGATATTCAAATAACCACCTCCAGCACTTGCATAAACATCATCATAAAAATCAATCGCCATATATCCATCTGGGATTGGGTCTCCATCCTCATAAGTTAGGATTTCTAAATCAGTAATTCTGCCATTTTCTTTTAAAGTCGATCTCTCACTCCCTGTTAAAAGCCATTCAACCCCCTTACCAAGCCATAACGCAATATCAATAAGCTTAGTCATTTCTGGAATAGATTCACCGTTAAGCCATTTACCAGCTGCTTTTGCAGAAACTTCAAATTTAGAAGCAAGTAAAACTGCTCGACCACGAACAGGAATAGCCATCTCATCAAGAGCTTCGTTTAAGCGCTTTGCAAAATCAATTCTGTGATCAGTCATAAAAATATTACCAGTGAACCTTAAGTTCATAATAAAAGAGATTGAAAGAATTATCAGTTCTTGTTAAAGTTGAACTATTAGTTCATAAATGGTGGTTTAAATGAACCTTAAGTCCTGTATTGAAGACGCTGGTGGCGTTTATCAGGTTGCTCAGTGGATAGATTTGACACCAAGAGCTCTGTACAAGTGGATTAAAAAAGATGCACTCCCTCATACAGAATTCTCTGGCACCACTAACTACTGTGAAACCATTGAAAAAAAATCAAACGGCAAAGTTAAAAAAGAGACCCTTTTAAAAGTTGGTCGCCCTAAATAGCGGAGTTTCTATGAGCAGAGTATCAATTGAATTAAGTGCAAGAGCTAGAAATACACATTCGCTCATATTGCAATCTCTTGGAGGTGTGGTAAACGCGGCACTTGGAGAGGAAATTGGCTTTGATGGCCCGTGGGTGTCTAAGTTTAAAAATGATAAGAAAAACAATGGCTTGACCGATCTTGAAACACTTTGCGTAATTTTGGACAAACTTGGATTGAAAGTTATTCCGGAAAGCTATGAGTGTTACGACAAAAAATTTGTGGAAGCAATCTTCTTCTTAGCTCGTATGCAGATTACTCACTCGGCAGATATTAACGACTACCAGTTTGCGTCTATAGCTCCACGCTTAGCGGAATTCGGGTATTAAAAAACCACTACCTGCTGTAACAGGAGTGGTTTCGCATTCACAAATTTAGGAACCCATGAAATATGCAAAACAATTTATCAGAACAACCAATCGAACTCAACTCGCAAGATTTTTTAGTAGGCGATGTGGTTGTGCTTACACCGCAAGGCTCCAAAGATCACTTGCTTGAAATCATTGACTACAAGTACACGAATGATTTGTTTCGAGTAAAGGTTATCTCCTCTGGTGCTTGTGGACCAATCCATAAAAGCCAGATTCGCCACGCAACAGTTGCAGAACTTAACGCTAAACGCCGACTAACAAGCGCTGAGCAAGCATTAGCGGAGGTGTCATGAACAGCTTTACACAGCAAATCAAAGTTTCTCGTCAGCAAAGTGAAATCCAATCTTTTTATGAACCTGCATTACGAGTACTTGGGCACCTATTTGAGGTGAAAAAGCAAAATTTACGTAACAAAGGTTATGACGAAAATAATGCAGCGGTAACAAAGATTGAATTTTCAGAGGCTATGGCTCGTCAATTTCGCATAACGCAGTGGTTAGCACAGCAGATTGTAACCAGCTTAACCAAGGCGTGTTTGGTTGATTCTTTTGGAGGCTATGTTAAGCCAAAGGGTGGTGAAAAGTGAGATATGCAGCAAGAAGAAAACAGGATATTTCCGTTTCCACCACACCGCTAGAGGTGGTAATTCCACTGGAGCAACCAGTAAAGATCTATACGGCTAAAGAATTAGCAGCCATGCCACTTTCAGTCATGAATGCCGCAATTGAGGCTCAGGAAAGATTTTATCAACTTGAAGAATTAACTCATATGGGGGGGCAGGCTATAGCAGTTCGCCGTCTCATGGAGGATGGGCACAAACTAATTCAGGTGAAAGAAAAGTCTCGTACTCGCTACAAAATCAACAACGAATTTATTCCTCCAAGAATTATTCGTCAGTTGGAAATGCGCGGTCTTGTAAAATTAGGAGCAGTCACTGATGTATAAATATCTCCACCATATCAGCGACTTTATGGTTGCTACAGCGCACCTTAGCCCAGTTGAAGAGTGCTTTTATCGCCGTGCTCTCGATTTCTATTATTTGAATGAAAAACCATTACCCAAAGAAACCCAGTCGGTTTTTCGTCGGTTACGTGCAAATACCCAAGAAGAAAGGGATGCAGTATTAATTGTGCTGCAAGAGTTTTTTGTGGAAGAGGAAGACGGGTTTCACAACAAACGTTGTGATTCAGAAATCGCCGCTTATCAAAAAGTAGGGGATAAAAATCGTGAAAATGGTAAGAAAGGTGGGCGTCCACGTAAGGAAAAACCAAAAGAAAACCAAAGTGAAGGCGACTCGGTTAATTCTGAAAACCCACAAAAACCCAGTGGGTTAATTTTGGGTTCTGAAAGTGAAAGCCAAAAAAACCTTAACCATAAACCGTTAACCGATAACCAATATATAGATAGTAGTAGTAATGCGCGTGAAGAAAATTCGCAATTTACACCAATCCAATTTGCTCAGTATCAGATCGATGATCACAAGCGTTACTCAATGCGTGAATTCATTTCTGAATACAGCGAGTTTCAATACGATTTCAT